TATTGCCAGACGCCTTAGCGCGCGATGCTTCACGTTTGATGGCGACAGCACGCACGGTGGCTCGCTCCTGAAGCTTCTTCTCGAAGTTCAACCTGCGAAGCGCCTCGTGACGTCGTTTATCCCACGTTGCGGTCTCGTGACCATCAGAAACGTCGGTACCATACTCATCCTGCTTGCGTCGATTCTGTAATTGATCGAGGTCTTCGCCACACGCTTCCTCGAGATCATCATCGTCGGACTCGTCAAGGTCCTGATCGTCCTGTTCCTCAAGGTCCTGATCATCAGATTCACCCAACGGACGAGATGCAATTCCAGGCGATAGATCAGTGATTTCCTGATCGCGTGGATCTCCCTCTTCCTTGCCATCACCAAAGTCAGCAAGAATCTCAGAATCACCTGGACCATTGCCCCAAGAATCAGGCTTCGTTTCCTCACGAAGCGAACGCAAACGAGCGATCTCTCGACGAAGCATTCCCTCATCAATTTCAACGATCGTATCGTCGCTCAATCTTCGTCCTTCCATCTGCTGATCCTCCTCATCGGCCATCTGATCATCTCCATCGACGGCATAATCATCGAGACCTTCAGGCGCCTCTTCATCACCGCCTCCCATGTCCTCGAAACCCTCAGCACCTTCCTCATCCTCTTCACCGGTGATGAGATCGACACCGACATTCTCGAGATCGTCCTCAACATCATCAGGAAGCCCAGTCAGCTTCAGCGTGAGATCTGCTTCGGTCATCTTTTTCTTGGACATTGTCGTTGACTCCTGGAGTTTGTTGAGAACTTTGAAACTAGCTTCAAGCGCGTTCTCGTATGAGCTCTTCTTAGCAGGATCAGTTATCGACTCCTGCACGTGGTCATACATATCTTCCACACGAGAAATCATTTGCGTAACATGCACACCGTACGCCGGTGTTTCCTTCACGATCTTGCTAGCCTTATTAAACAATGAAACGCTTTCGGTGATTTTTTCAATTGCACCACCAATATTGATAGGTTTATTGACCACTGATCTCAGCGCATCAACCGATTCAAGGCTTATCTCATACTCATCGTCTGATTTCGGCATAGGTTCGCCGAACATCGGCGGAGGTACTGCAGGACCAGGTACGTTTCTAGGCATTCCATCAGCGGACGAATTACCAGCACACATCGTATCGATGTCTAACGTTACCTTTCCTTCTGCGTCAGGTGAAGTCACGCATGCATCAGAACCATCCATTACAACCCCTGAGCCGTCATCAGTGAGCATTTCACCGCCCATTTCGGTGGCTACAGGTGCAACAGAAACTCGATCCATCTCGTCACCTTCAGCGTCCTCCTGAAGAATTGCACGATCAATGAACTCACGAATTCGCGGAGTGACAGCTTCAGTGAGAGCGCGCAGCGCATTTTCCTCAGCGACTTGCTTCACCCTCTTAACGTCAGCCAGCGCTTCCTCAAACAATTGCTTGGTCATGCTTTCTCCACGAACCTAAAAGTAAGTATTGATGATTTATGCACAACATCAGGAGTTTGCACCCGAATCACCGATTGATTGAGATTGACCCGCCTGATTGGCGTTGTAAATCTCCGGACCGGTGACGATTGGATTACGTAGGTTCTGATCACCGGCGTCCTCTGTCGTAGCGATCGAACGAGCCTGTTCAACGGTGATCTGAGGATCAACGTTCTTATCCGTACCATCGGTCAAACCAGGACCGGGAGAAGTAATGTCAGGAATGTACGGGTTGGCAGGATCACCGGGTTTCGTCCACTTGACTGTCGAAACATCAGGAGGAGTTGACGCAGGCGACGACGGAGCTCGCATTGCGAACGAGAGATCAACGCCGTTCGGAAACATTCCAAGATCACCGGCTTGAATTCCATCGCTTGGTTGCAAACCGCTAACGCCGTTCGACAGTTTCATCGTTGATTCGGCCTCAATATACGCACGAGCCTTCACCTCATCAGCGTTAGCAACCATGGTAGCGAACGGGCCGGCAGGGAACAACTTGCTAAGCAACGTATGCGCGGCCGTCTGAGCTCCGCCAACGTATGTCGTGTACTTTCCTAACAGACCCATGTGTTCAACTTTCCTTATCGATTCGAGTTAGATCTTCGCGATCAGTTTGTTGGATGCTCGCTTGAGAGCCTCCTTTATCTGACCGATTCGACGAATCAATCGAGATTCCTCAATCTTCAGAGCACGCATATAATCAATGTGCTTATCAACGGATTTATCGGTGCCCAATTCATCGGCATCGATCTCTTCGGTGTCCTTGGCACGTTTCTCAACGTCTTCCTCGTCGCCGAATTTACCGACCTCTTCCTCGATGATGCTACGAAGCAACGATGGCGTCAACTTGACTGATCTCATTTCAACCTCTTGTGTCTTTCGATATGTATATGACACCGTGTGTTCGATATCGAACGCTTAACGTAATTCGCCGTGAATATGATAATCCACGGCGAAACTTCACAATTCAAAACGTATTATATCAATTACTTTTTATCATTCATAAACGCAAGCTCTGCCCAATGATTAGCTGCTTCCTCGCCAAAAACCTCTTCAGGATCACCGATGTGTTCCTGCTGCGTTAATCTACTAGAAGACTGACCACCGTCTCCACCGCCTGCAAATTGTCTATCGCTCTCCACCATCGTCTTATACGTTGTTTGTGCGGTATCTGCGAGAATGTTTGCCATGACAGAACTACCGCCTGCTTGACGTTGAATATTCTCACGCATAGCATCGTTGTGAACAGGTACGTCTAAAGAAGGATTAAACGTTGGTTTCCTACGTTGACCCTGTGAAAGCACCTGTTTTCCTGACACAAGCGTTTGAGCGTTACGCGTTGTTCGCAACGAACCGCTTAATCCCTCGTTCAGTATTTCAACCATTATTTCTCTAACGATCAACTTGAGATCTGATCTTGACAGTGACATTCAAACCACCTTACCCTTCAATGATCGCTTCTTTACGTCTCTTCTTATCAAAGTACCAACGTGATCAAAAAGCATGATGCCGTATAAATGATCGATCTCGTGCTGAACGATCCTCGCCATCAAACCATCGTACTTCACGATCGAAGCGTTTCCATAAACATCATTGAATTCAACGGTGATTTCACACGAACGAAGAACGTTTAGAAAAACGCCAGGCAACGATAAACAGCCCTCCTCACCCAACGTAGTGTCACCTGATAACCACATAACGTGTGGATTGATCATCGTAACCTGCTCTCCAGATTTATCACCAGCAGACGAATCAATGACAACGATCGTCTCCAACACACCAACCTGCGATGCTGCAAGTCCAATGCCGTTTAACGTATACATCGTTTCGTACATCTCATCAACGAGAACACGCAAACGATCGTCGAACTCCTTCACCGGTGAACAGTGTTTGATCAGCAATTCACTTGGATATTCAACTATCTGCAACAAGCATCGACCTTAGCCCACACCTGACCATGCAGTACCATCAGGAAAGCTGCCCGACAACATCGGCATGCTGCCAGCAGGAACGGTTGTCAGTCCAACCGCCAGGCTGAACGACACTGAACCCACGGCACCCGCCAACCACAGGTTAGAACACCTCCATTCAAGCGTCAACGTTTGAGCTGGAGCGACTGTTGCGTAGTTTTGACCATTGATTCCATTCAATGTGAAACCAAGCTTCAGAGCTCCCGTGGTGTTAAGGTTCGTCAGCGAAATGAAACGCGTGACGTAGTTAAACGTCACCTGTGAAGGCACGGTGTTAACGTTCGACGATGACACCCAAGGCAACGCGGAGCTTTGAAACTCCGGAGCAAAGTTGAAACCACCAGCTGGATTACCTAAGGGCATTAAACACCACCTTCATTTAAGTAGGTCAACCCTATCGTTTGAACGACAGGATCTCGTTCAGAACGCGATCAATTCATCAGCTAACGTCTTTACTATATCGGGAAAGTCTTCTATCAAATCAGGATAATTTTGCAATTTATCCCATATTATTTTTTTAAAATAAATAGAAAAATCATATTGATCATATCGTGTCAATATCGTTTTAAATATTTCAACAGGAAGATTATCATTTAAAATAAGCGCACGATCAATTTCTTTATCATCACGTTCTAAAAGTTTAAACAAAACATCTTTTGGCGTGTTTGAATTACGTGCAAAATTGTTCAATGTTCTTTCTATTGCCGAAGATTTCTTCTTACTTTTATGAAGCGAATATTGTTCTTTCTCAAAAAATAAGAATTTATTATACATCTTTCTAAGATCAACGGAAGACTCAGTAAAACCAATTGTATCTTCATTTTTTTCAATTTCAGATTGAAGTTTATTTTTAAACGCATCAACGTGTTCAATCGCTGAACGTGAAAAAAACACCGCCTGAGTGGGTTCGTTGGGATGAATCGTGCCGCTACCTTCGTCATCAACGCCATCTATTCCTATATCCCGAAACAATTTATTCCAATTTGTTGGGTTTTTTGACTTTAAACGAACACCGTTCCAAAACACCCTTGTAGGAGTACCAAGATACTTTTTTAAACGAGCTAAATTTACTTTGTCATCTACATCTAGATAATCAGGCAAAGTACCATCTTCTATTTGACGTTTAACATTCATCATTTCTTTTTCAATTATTTCTCTTTTATGTTGTTCATAATCACATGGAGGCAAGTTTAACAGGTCATTTATTTTATTCAATAACTGCGTAGCATCAGTTTCTGTAACGTCATTTAATTTAAGAATTCGAGAAGGATTCCTCGGTTTTATGACTTGAACATAATCTCTTTCGGTTGCAAAAAATTTTGCACGAGAACGTTTGTTAATAAGTTTTTTCAATATTTCATCTGTGATGGGATATGTATAAATTCCTAAAGGTGTTTTGAAATTACTTTGAGGATTTATTCCAACCTTATCTTCAGTCGTGAACGTCATATATCCAATTCCAACGTATTTTTTTAATTCATCGATGAATTGCTGTTTCGTTCTAACAACAACGTCACCAACGCCTTCCTTATCTGAACGATTGTGTTCCTGTATCAATTGACGTAGTTCGCCCATCATTATAAACATGACTTTAACTATTCATTGTTCATAGCGTCAACCAACTATAATCGCTTATCTCTCGTTGAGTAGGTCAACCCTATCGTTTGAACGACAGGATCTCGTTCAGAACGCGATCAACGCGATCCGAGCGCTTTATTGATTTTCTAAGGTCATTTGAATTGATAACATAACCCTCAGGAATCATGAATGCCTGGCTCGTGGAGGGTTCGCTGACCATGTCCCAACAGATTATCTGAAAATCGTCCTGAACAACGTGGTACTCGCCTTGCTTCTTCGTTGAACCAACGCCTCGACTGCTAATGCCAAGCTTGACCTTCGACTCGACGAGCGACTGCAGAATCTGACCTGCAGGCGTGTTTAGCAACTCTATCGTACCCTTGACGTCGTTTCCTTCCATGTAAGCTTCACGAACGATGTGCGATACGTTCTTTAAATTGACGACGCTTGAATCTGGGTGATCACATTCGCCTAGCGCGCGGTTCTCAAGGATGAATTTTTGATAGTTTCGTATCTCCCTTTCGAGAACCGCGAGTGGGTAAATGCGACCGTTTTGGTTCAGAGCGTCTGCACGTTGAAGAATTCCCCTGAGCATCACCTTCTTGACGGCGGGCGCGATGATCGGTTTACCGTGCGTATCCTCACCAATGACCTTCGACGGCGTGACCTCCTCGGCCACAACATCACCCGTAAACACCTCGTACGAATTTAAAAGCCTCATTGAATCAACCGACATCTGAATCCTCCGTCACCAGCTCATCGTTGAGCTTGCTGTACAACATGAACCTCGTCACGGTGTCATCGTCAACGTCGACAAGCGTTTCGCTCTGAATCCTGTTCACCGCCTCATCGATCTTCGCTCGATCCAACGTCGAATCACCGGTACTGTCGTTGAGCCTCTTGAGAATGTTCGACTTGATCTCGTGAAGTTTGGTGCTAAGCGCATCTGGATCATCGTTCGCCGTAGAAAATGCATATGCACGAAGCAAGCACTTCTGCTCATCGGACAACGCATTTGCATATCGCTCGTTCAATCGCTTCATCATCAGCTTCATCAGCAACCGCGTCGAACCAGGTGCATCACCGGTGCCGACCTGCTCGTTGCCAGACTGCGTCCTCTCGGTGATCAGCCACTTGATCAACTGATCCTCATACGTTGCAATACGTCCCAGGTCTGATCCAGGAGTACGCCAATCATTTATCAACGTCTGAATCGTCGCCAACATCCTGTACTCGTTCACCTGCCTGTCATAAAAATCGGCATCATTAAGCGATTTATTTATCGCGCTGATCAACAAAGATTTCTCGCTATCGAGCTGCGCTGTGTCGTGCGATCTGACGACCTGTTTGGCTTCCTGTAGAATGGACGCGGCAACGTGTTCGCTCGATACGCTTGTCCTGAACAGCGCGTTGACCAACCTAAACTCCTTGTAGAGCTCTGTTCCAGGCTTGAAGTACCTCTTTATAATACGTAGAGCTGCGTTCGAACGCTTCGTATCACCACGAACGATGGCCTCAGACACGCTGAGAACGAGGAACTCGTGCAGCAAACCAACGGATCGCTTCTTGTTGTGCGACTTAGCCATCATTCATCCTCGCTATCATCATCAAAATCAGCATCGCCATCGATCGTAAGTACACTCTCATTAATCAAAGGTTCGTCGGGTGCAGCTCCATTCGACCTTAAATCTTCATTGATCACAGCGTTCGACTTCGAATCGATCTCATCCTGAACGTCGGTTCCCTCGGAAATTAGAATCGCTCGTTGCTCGTCGGCGTGTTCGCTGAACGCCTTAGATTCCGTCATCTTACGAAGCATGTACACCGTGTCGTTCGGTAACCGTCCACCCGCTATCTTCCTTGGCTTCTGAACGATGCGATCGACGCTCTCACCGAACGGGTTAGAAACCATCGAATTGATGAAGTTGTTGTCGTATGGATCACCCATCGCCTCATTGTCGTTGCTCGTCATCTTGTTGAGGTCTGGAGTCGCGGTCGAGTTCGATCCGTGGTGACGACGCCTTCCGCGATTGTAGAGAGAACGTTGCAGCTGCGACTGTGCCTTGATGGGCGGACCAACGTCGCCGTAGAGATGCGGAAGCTTGAGCGAGAACGATTCATCGTCGTCGAGGTCATCGCTGCCGGTCAACAACTGAACGCCGGCGTTCGTCTCTTCCTCGGGTTCATCGCCAGCGTTTTCAGGCGCTGGTGTCGCTTCTTCGCCTGCACCCGATTCCTCACCACCGCCACCCGATTCCTCGCCACCGCCGCCACCGAACAATCCCTCGGCGCCGCCTTCTGTCCCACCACCGCCGAAGCCACCGTCGCCGCCTTCGATGTCATCGTTGACCTGCTTCTCCTCGAGGCGTTCGGTGTCGAGAACCTTGATCTGCTCGTCGTTGAGCCCCCAGATCTCCTTGCGGATGAACTTCTTGCTGGCCATTCCCTCAGGAGCTGACCCGGCGATCTCGAACTTCGCTCGCCACAGCTCGAGCTTCTGTTGCTGAGCGACCGTTGACGGATTTGACAGGTGGAGCGTGAAGTTCTGAAGATCCTCGTTGTCGAAACCGTGAGCGTAGAGGTGAATGATCGCAAGTTTATTCAATTCGGCGGTGATTGTCTTTTGAATAACGTTTGTCGTACGAGAAAATCTTATGTCTTCCTGAGCTAATGTCGCTTTCGAATTATGAACGAAAACAAATCCATCAAGACTTAAGTCAGAAATTGCAAAATTGTGGTATTTTTCAACCTCAAGATCATAAACCGCAATTGGTTCATCAACGGTGATGATTTCAACAGATAGAACCTTATGATTATTTTTCAACGTTTTCTTAAAATCTATAAATGTTGCATATCCATTCTCTTTAATAATACGTTTAACAACCGATCCACAAAATGGAACATTTCCTAATCGTTTCCAATCTGTCATTGACGTAACGTTGTTTTTAACACAAAACTCAGTCAATTGTTCAATTGTATACGTTAACCTTGGTCTAGTTCCACGTGGATACCCACCAAAGTGTTGTACCAACCATTGTGATATATTAATACCGTTTCTCGTTAGATTATTTCTAAAACAACTCCAACTAACATTAATATCCAAAAGTTTACACATGAAATCGTTACGATCGCTGCATTTTTTTGCTATTTCATGTAATTCATTAACAGATACATTTTTTTGCTTATACTTTGAATTATTATTTGATATTGCCTCTCGTCTGCTTCCATCATCATTATCCCAAGCGTATTTAACACCATTAACATGTGCTGTTAAATATTTTTCAGTTTTCATAACTTCACGTAACTTATCGCGAGAAGACTCAGATAACAAATTTGACAATGCACCCTTCGAATGAAGTAATGCATGAGCCTTCCTACCCATCTTCAACAAATTAATTGGTGAATTATTTCGTTTGTTACAATCAACGTGGTGAACAACATAAGAACGTTCAAGCTTACGTGAAGGATCATCACTAACAAGACCTGCTTCACTCACCAAACGGTGTGTGTATTTCCATTCACAATTCTTATCAAGAACCATCTCGTAACCGTTAAGTTCATCATCTCCACCTTTCTTTTTCGTCGATGATGTTCTACGATAAAGTGGCATCAAGCTATCACAAATTTTAAGTTCATCAGCTCTCTTATATGAACCATCTCTCATCATGAATGGATGATTTTCTGTCACATCAAACGTAGTCCCATCATCTAACATGATCCTGTGAAATTGTGTTACATCCTTTGTTTTCCATACTCTGTTAACTTTACCTGGTACAACATTTCCAGTTTCATTATCAATTGAGTAAACCCAAACATCCTTACAATCAGATTTTGCTAATGTTTCAATCGTTTGCGTTGAACCATCCAATAAAGCAACGTTCGTATTGCCACGTAGACAACTCAACATTTCATCGTAACCGAGGTATGCTCTTGGAATCTTCAACGCTGCAAATAATTTTTTCTGAATATAAGCGACGTCCTCAACGGCGGCCGTGTTTTGTCCACCCGCGAGCGTGTCGATCTTCGTGCCCGTTTCGCCACCACGAATGGGAATGAAGAAATCTTCCTCGACGGAGTTGTGCAACATTACGTAACCAAGCGATTCATTGTTTGATTCATCAAACGATCCCGCGGCAAAGTTGTGCCAACGTTCAACGTTGATGCAACCGGTGTCCTCTCGAACGCGCAACCTCTCAACGCCATCGACCTTCGACGATTTCTTGGCACACGACGGCATCAGGGGCTGGTCATGTTGCAGTTCGTCGGCTCGTTGGTACATACCATCGAGCAGCATGAAGCGGTGATCGGGTGTAACGTCGAGCGAAGAACCATCGTCGAGCGTCACTCTAACGAGCTCCGCGTTCCTACGAGTGATTCCGGCCCAGGTGACCTTGCCAGGAACGTACTTCTTCGTCTCAGCGTCAAATGAATACACCCACTGATTGCGCTTACCCGCATTCCACTCGGAAATCAGATCACCGAGTCGCAGCGTCCCGGCGTCACGTATCTTGATTCCGGTGTCGAGCGAGAGGCACATCGGATTGTAACGTAAATCGACCCTTCCGGTCGTCCTGTCCACGACTGGCGTCGTTCGCATCTGCTGACGTTGCTGTTCGATGTACGTATTGACCTCGCCAGGCGGCAGGTTCGCAACGTCGATGTAGAACACGCGACGCTCAGGAGCTCGAACGACGCGGTACACGAGCATCGCGTCCTCGATGAGAATCAGCTGACGCCAAATCCGTCGAGCGGGTTCAATGATCGACGAACCATACGGCAAAAACATATCATTTCCTAGAAGCCTAAAGTGGGTGACCTCCCAGTTCTCAAGCGTTCTGTTGCCGAGCGTTACCCACCTGTAACGAACGGCGAAAGGATCGTCACGATCGTAGTTCTCCTCGCGTTCGATCTCATTGACTGGAATGGGAAACGCATTGATTACGCCGTATTCGGGAGACACGTCGTTGTAGAGGAAAAAATCGCCGTACTTACACAGGTTCCTAGCCCACGACCTGAGGTTAAACTCGACGTTGAGGACGTTGTAGAACAGATCCTCCAACAGTTCACGGACACGCTCGTTGTCGGAATAAACGTGAAGTATACGACCCTTCTCGTCCTGAGCACACGTTTCATCAGCGTAGATGTCCATCGCCGCGGCGATCTCTGGCGTGTTGTGAGAAACAACGCTGTCGGTCGCAAAGTTCTTGTACCCGTCGACTGTCAGATCGTAGAGGGGTTGAATGCCCGCGCTTTTGACGCCGACGACCTTGCAATCATGGTACGAATCGACCCACCGTGAGAACCCATCGAACCCTTGACCACGAAGACACTGCATCACAGCGTTGATCGACGTTCCAAGCTTCTTCGCTAGATCAACGCGACTCATTCCTTGTTCGTAAGCATCGCACACTCGCTTGTACGTTAGTTCAACGCCTAGCACACCGTCGTTCTTCAGGTTGTAATCGTACGTTTTTGCAAAAACTTCGAAGTTCGCAAATCCAAACTCTGCAAGCCTGGCACGAATCAAGCTAAGGTTTGCACACAGTGCCTCGCTAACGATCGACTGATTGAATCCCAATTCATCACATGTCTGAAGTATCTTTGCAAACGTAACATCGTTTCGCTTCGGTTGATCGTTGTCCCGTTTCTTACCAGACACAAGCTCAGAGAACAACACGTGTTCAGGAACCCATGGTCGTTCCTTCTGCATCGTGTAAACACGCCGGTGTTCTTCGTATCCGCACTCGCTCTCACGGCAGAACGGCATCATTGCATCACCAACGACGAGGTCCTTGACCTTGCGATACGATCCGTCTCTGAGCATCAAACGATGTTCGCCTGAGGCGGTTATTGACTTACCGCTGTCGAGTTTCACCTCGAACGTTTCGTCAACGCACGTTTGTCTAGCCTGCTTACCGATCGCAGGAACGATAGTTTGCGTAGCATGATCATATGAATAAACAATGAACGTATGATTTGGATCTTTGTCACATTCGCTTGATAACTCACCGATGGTTTTAAACCCACCAGGAACAGCAATTTGCGTCGACTCAATTAAACTGTACTCCATTTCCTGAAAATCTTGATATCTCATTAATCTCTCGGAGAGATTGTACGCATTACTCGTGATTGTCGCATACGTTGGCGATAATGATTTTTGAAACAGTAACGTTCCAGATGATTTCGTTTTATCTGCAACTGCGATCGTTGTATCGAGTGCTCTAATCTTCCTCTTAACGATCGGTCCTGACTTGAACAATCGTGATAATCGCCGAAATAGGCTCTTCGGTTCTTTTGCCATCAGTTGATCCCATTCCTCATTCGGTGTAGAATTCCAAGCGTACAACGCAGCAAAGGCGCAACGGTTCCTCGCCGTTGCACCGTTTCTTCGTTACCGATCGTTCTGTTTACCATCTGTGATCTGCCTTCCTATTCCAGGAACGGCTCCTCTCGCGCTTTAAACATACACCATCGGTGCAAGCGTTACGCTATAGCTGTTGACCTACTTGCCACCCTTCGTCGACTTCAACGATATCCTCTTCGGTTCAATCCTCTGTTTCGGTACGTACGATCCTGGACTCGACAACATGTTCTCAAGCACGTTCTCGAGTTCGCTGACGTGCGGAGTCACTGCGTTCAAAGCTGCATGAGGCGCCTTTTCCTTGAACGTTTCGATGGCCGCCAGAAGCTTGCTAGCCACGGTGACGATGCTGTTGATGCTCTTGTGATCGACCGATTCATCGATCTTTGCGAGCTCCTCCATCACGAGCTGACGCATTCTGAGGTTGCTGATCCTAACGTTCGAACGCTTCATTTCACGCGCCTCTTTCCATTTCACTTAAGTATCTAACCTGTTGTCATCATAGATCTTGAGTCACCGGCTTCGCAACACGATCATATTCATTGTTCATAGCGTCAACCAACTATAGTCGCTTATCTCTCGTTGGTACGGGTTCCTCGGTGAGACCTGCGATGCATCCTGTGGTCTATAAACGCTGTGTGCATTCATTCCCCTGATGTTCGGATTGACCAACGGTTGAGCATCGTTTATTCCGCCTGGAAGCTTGTTGATGTCTCGACGATCGACCTTCGTTGCATTCAACAACGCATACATCATCTCACGGTCCTGTTCAGAAACTCCTGAACTGCCATCGACTAACCAACAACCTATCGCGAGGCTCATGATAAGATCGTCGTAGCTATCCTTGCTCGCTTCTGGTTTGTTGCCGTTCCAGATGAACGCCTGGATCTGATCATAGAGTCGTCTCGAGTGTGAGTGCAGCTTCTTCGTGCGAATAAGGTCCTCGAACTTCGACAGAATCTGCGTCCTCGAACTCTTGTTCGTTGAGAATCCGGGTTGCTCGTCGGAGTTCAGTGGCATGTAGTTGAATGGATCACCCGCGTTGCTAGCGTAGTACAGGCACCTGTAGTTCAGGTCATCCCGCAATCGAACGTTCGTGAAGTAACCGAACGTGTTGTTCTCGGGTACGAGCAAAGCGTTGTTGTAGACCTTTCCCCAATCTGCCATCATGTCAGCGAGCTTCGACGGAGACACCTTTCCCATGTACTCCGCTGAAACGGAGCACTCATTCGCATCGATCACGTGGAATGCAGAGAAATCCCTTGCATCTCCGCGAGAGACGTCGGCGCTGATGACGTACCTGTGACCAGGCACAGATCGTTTCCAGATCCACACGTTTCGATCGTGACCCGTCTTCTCAATGGGTTCAAGTATTTGAGCGCGCAGCTCATCGATATCGTTTGGTTGAAGGAACGTATCACCCGATGATATGAAATCGCATAGGTACTCTTGCGCAATTTTGCGGCGCGTTAGGCTCCTCGTTTCTTTATCATACCATGCTTGATCGTGCTCAGGATGAACGTTCCACAACAACCTTGTCGTGTGAAAATCGTTCTGTCCAGAAATTGCCTCCATCCATAACCTATAGTATTGACCGCCCACGCCATTCGGCGTTGATAGGATTATTGCCGATCCACCGGTTGAAATCGTCGGTGCAAGGCCGGTCCATATATCCTCAAAATCACGTATAAAGGCACACTCATCAACGATTAATAAAGATAATCCTTCTGAACGACCTGCGTCGTCAGACGTTGGAATTGCAGTAACGCTGCTACCGTTTGTGAACGCTATCGATTGCTTCGTGGGCTCGAACTTCGTGAGCAGCAACCACGGTGGCAGGTTCTCAAGCATGACCTTGATCTTCTTGATGAAGTTTATCGCCGTCGGTAGCTTCGTCGCTATGACGAGAACGTTCTTGTCCTTATGAAAAATCGTGAACCACAACGAATATGCAGCGCTGATCGTCGATAGACCTAGCTGTCTAGATTTCAGAACGATGTTGAGCCTGTGCTCGACGAAATCATGAATGCACTGATCCTGAAAAGGATACGTTTCGAATGGAATCATCCCACGCTTAGGATGTTGTATTCTACAATAGTTCTTTATGAAGTAGATCGGATCCTTGCCACACTTTAGGATCTCATTGACCTGATAATTCTTGTTTTGAGACAGTACGTTTATTGCCATCAGCTGATCTCAAACACTGCCTTGTGCCTGTAATAGGCAGTCCTACGAGGATTGTGCACGTTGAAATTGATGATTTCAAGGTTATCAACGTTTGAGATCTCCTTAAACGTAACGTTCTCATCACACAAATCCTTGTACGCCTTCTTGACGTACTTTATCATGGCAGACGTAACGGCCTTCGCCTCTTCCTCGTAACGACGTTTGAGCTCGATCATGTTCCTCTCGGTCGCAAACGAAACGATCGCAACGTACGACGCAGCGACTCTATCCGTTCCAATCAACGTTAGCTTGATCGATTGCGATGCGGTCTTTGGCGTTGACGATCGACCGAACGTTGTGTCCATGGCCTGTCCAAGCGCATTGTAATCGATTTCTTTTGCCATGTTCCTAACGTATCTCCTCGTCTAAGTATTGCATACGTTGATGTTAATGACGACCGTGGTTGGCACGCGGTCGCGCTCAGCATCAACAACCTGTTCATTCGTTGGTCTCCAACCATCAATCCACGCACGCTGCCTGGGCCAGGCCCACAGCCTTGCACATCTATCGCAGCAAGTGAACCTATTGTAGGAAACCTCATCGTCACAGGAACGCATCAGGTGATCACACAGTGGGCACGAAATTGGAACGCTCGGCGTAGCATCGTTCGGTACGATGACAACGAATCCCTCAAGTTGTTCCTCGATCAAACGATCGTTCAGGTACGGTCTCCACGCCATGACTCATTATACGTCACGCGTGAATCCTTTTCGTCCCTCGTTATCTCGATCACGTGATCAGCTATGTCCTTTGCGCCATCGACGTGCGTTATCAGAATTATCGTCCTAAAGTAATGTTTCAACGAAACAAGCAAACGATTGCACGCTTCGACCTGCGCAGCATCCAGGTTTCCAATCTCATCAAGAACGAAGAAATCAGGTTTCGGCAACGATGAAACGTTGATCAACGCAACTCGAAGCGCTATCGAGGCAATCGTCTTCTCCATGCCGCTACCAAGTTCAATAGGACGACGCGAATCACCATAGTTGATGTAGATTTCAAGCGAATCACCTGTCTCATCGTCTAAAACCAACTCAACGTTGAAATCAACGATCCCTTGAAGTATCTTCGTTATCTCTGCATTGATGATAGGAAGCTGCGAAGCAACGATCATGCTAGGAATACCCTTCTTAGAAAACGCCTGCATGATCAGCTCGTGAGCACGCATCGTTTGTAGCAAATCAGAACGATTCTTAGCATCAATCATCAATTTATCGAGTTCAAGTTGGACGCGTCCCATCTCCGTTGCCAACGACATGCTCTCAGACTCAAGCTTCTTGAACGAACGTGATGCCTCGTCTATGCTATGTCGCAACGTGACAACCTCAAGGTTTTCCTCGTTCTTCAACGCCTCTGTGATTTCAACCAGCCTCTGCTTCGATGAAACAATGAACGTTTCAAGCTCCAACTTCTGCGTCTCCAACTTCACGAGTTCAGTGTTCTTCATCGACGTGTCAAGGCGTAGCCTGTTTCGAAGTTCAATCAGTTGCTCAAGCTTCTGTACCTTCCCAAGCAAATCCTCACGTTTCAATTCATCGAATGATTTGATCACAACGTTGAGCTTTTCTAAGGCATCGTTAACCCTCTCACGTTGCGGCCCGATACGTTCCTTATTCTTATGAGCATCCTTGATGAACCTACATGTTGGAAAAGAATCACCGCACGGTACATCATCAAGTATTTTAAGCGATCTCTCCTGCTGCGCAAGCAACGTTTCGTCCCTCTCGTGAACCAACTTCAACGATTCAACGGATGATTCAATCGCTCTATACGCATCCAACCTTCTCTTCAACTCAGCGGGGTCGTTATCATTAAGCAAACGTTCGATTGAAGAAACCTTTCCATCGTTCTTTTCTATGTCACTTTTCGTTTTACCAATGTTTTTGATCACAACGTTCAACTTGTTAGAAAGAGATACGATCCTATTTTCTTCGTGTTCTCGCTGTATTTCAGTGACTGGAACGATGTCGCTAAACGATAACAACTCGTGCTTCAATGAATCAAGCATCATGCTTATACCGTGACGCTCATAATCATTATCACGTATTGAATCTGCACACGTTATCAACCGTTGCCTAAACGTCGTTTCAAGCTTCGACCAATCGCGATCAGGAACGCTTCGAAGAGCCAATTTGCTGACGTTGACATCATCCTTTGCAAGTGAATGCATCTGATCAAATATGTCAAGGTCAAGAAACCTTGAAAGGTGTTGACGACGCTTCGTCGATCCTTGATTTATGTACTGTTTAACATCATCCTGCGTTGCTACGCTAGTCAATAAACAATCATCACCCGTTCCAATCAACCTACGTATCGTTCTTTCTGTGTCCTTCCTTTCTTCGCCTACAAGGTCAATCGCCTCACCATTCTCATTCATTCTGAAAACGTTCAATGATGTGTTTGCATTGACCTGACCCGTACGTTTCTCGTGTTTCGTCGTCTGACGTTCAATCACATAATCAACACCAGCAACGTTCACTATCGCTCGTGTATAACAGTATGGATGACGAGCGTTGACAACGTAAAGGTTCTTTATGTTTCCTCTGTCGGTCATGTTGAACAGTGAATACATGATCGTACCGATGATCGATGACTTACCTGCACGGTTCTGGCCAAAGATTCCAACTATTCCAGGAAGCTTATCAAAGCTTATCTCGTTGCCTTTACCGTAATTGAACGTGTTGTCGAACTGCACGTGCCGCAACGACCACTTCGTGTTACGAACGTCATCGTCCTTACCGACACAACCCGCAAGGTACGTTACAACCTGTTCACGAACAACGTTCCATTCGTTATCAGTGATGTTTTGTTGACCGTCGTAGTAATCCTTCAATAGACTAAGAAGAACATCGGGACTGCGTAGATCATCCTTGACCAACGTTGCTACGCCGGTCATTATCACATCGTTGTTCACCTGTTGATCGTTTTTGAACGTAACCTCAGTTGCCTTCAACGATTGTTGAAGCTCGCTTGTGATGTCAACAAGGTCCTTCTGCGTGAGCAGATTTGTGCTCCTGATCCTAAACCTGCTCCCCTCAGGATACGATCGAGCAACATCAATGATATCAGACGTGTTACCATTCCAATCAAGCGTAACGTAAGGATTGCTGTTTGGTAGTTCATGAAACGAAACATCGAACCTAGATCGTTCATCAATATCCCACAATAGGAAACCATGCGAAAGAGATTCAGCATAATTCTGTTGAATAACAGTTCCAGGATATGCAATGAATGGCTTTTTCGTTCTAATCTTCAGTTTATTACTCACCCAATCACCTCTGCTCCTGGGTACTTGCTAAGATCACATTCATCAATTTCTAACTCAACGTCCCTATGTGCAAGATACTGCAACTTGTGTATATCACCAAGCATCACGAAGTCCCAACCATCAAAAAAATCCGTTGTCACACCCTCATCTATCAACCATTCAGTTTCTGACAAAGCACCACGAACCGGACCATGATAACACGCAATGTTGATCTTACCTTCAACGGGTTTAACAATCGACCAATTGTTCGAATCAAACAAGCTAAACACACCAAACACGTAACCCGCAGCAAACTCATAAACTCCACTGTTCTTGTAAAGATGAACCTTTGGGTTGTTGAGTGCTGCAACGATTGGTGAAATTGCATCTTGCCTCGTGAGATTTGCAAGGTTCATATCGTGGTTTCCCAACGTAACATGAACATCAGCAACCAAAGACAACGTGTTAAACATCCAACACATGAACTCAATGCATTCAGGCGACATACCCGAACACTTCGTATGAAACACATCGCCACCAATGTAAATGTGATCAATGCAGTGCAGTTTACACTGCTTCACAAACTCAATAAAAACCGCCTTGTATTCCTGGTGTCGAGAGATGTTACGGACGTGCACATCAGCGATGTGCGCAATACGAATTGCCATGTTTAAACACAATAAAGCATTCTACGATGGTTTACACGTGAACTATCACAGCGCTTCCAATCGATCGTTAAACGTATCATCCCAACAATATTGCTTCGCTTCACGTAAGCGCTCTAAAAATTCGCTTTTTGTCATATCACCTGGATCAGTTGGCACGTGAACGATCCTCACGCTAACATCGTACTCCGCCAACTTCCTTGCGACTCTAGGCATCTTCTTCGTACGCATATCAGCGTCCATTGCAAGCGCGATCGGTGTGTTGTTGACAACGATGGCATTGAACAATGCCGAACGTTCATTCAAATCGCTACCCAACATCGACACTGCGTTATCTGGACACTTCATCAGGTCGAACGGTCCCTCGCATAGCACGAGCTCACGTGACCAATCAACGTTGAGCTCATTGAAGATGATTGGGTACTTGTCAACGTTTGGACTATCATACTTCGGTCGACGAAACTTATCAACCGCTCTACCGGTGAAGTAATTGAGCTCTCCATCAACATCAAACGACGGTACAATCACTCGACGTCTCCATCTAGGATCATCGCTATAACCTAGCTTGAAGTACCACATATCACGCTCGCTTACCTTCCTACGAGATAATTCACTACGAAGAGCCAATGCATCAGGATCGCGCATTGATGACGTAACGATCAACCTAAAATCATCTGGCAGAACTAACTTTGGTGCTAAATCAACGTCAATGTCGCGTTGTTTCTTCGCTCGCTCGGTTTCAGGCATGTACCTGTTACGATACTCGTTTAGTTTATCTGCAGAACCGTACTTTTTTATCAACGGTGCTAGAGTAAACGCCTTGTACCCGCAAGACCAACAATGCAAACGTCCATCAGCGATGTGAATTGATAACTTCTTCTTCGTTTTATCAGTTGAAGCGCAAATGGGACACCACACGTCGAAGTTCGCTGAGTCACGCGACAGCTTACCAGAACCAAATATCGATTCAACGAATCGAATGTGTTCGGTGATGCTGATGGGTGACACGACCACAAACTACCATAATTGAGGCATCTACTTCACTTTTTGTTTCTTTTGCTTCTTCACAACAACGATTGGACCACAAATTGATGCCGCTCTCGCAACTACGTATGCATCCGTGGTATCGTAACTACGATCAACGGGTTCACCATTTTTCTTTAGTTCCCAAGCAACGTGTTTCAGATCATGTTCGCGCATGTGCTTGAAAACCTGAGATTTCTGTGGTCCGCCAAGAGCGGTTTTTAGTAGTTTGATTCCACAAAGCTTTCTTGCGTGTCCAGAACCAATATATTCAGGTTCCTTCTGAAAAACGTTGCGAGCAACGTAGCTAACAATGCCATTGAACTTCATCAACGTTGAAATTGTCATAGCAGACGACATACCCGGTCTAAACGACATCAATGCTTCTTCAAGAACGATGCGATCCAGCATAATTTCTAACCCATTGGAACTGAGCATTTTTTGAAAAAAACGTACTACGCAATCAGCCTTTTCAAACAACGTCTTTTTGCCCTTGGTGAAATCAACAGAATCAAGCAACAATATGTGACTTCCCTTGTCATCAGGTACAACTTCAGAATCGACGATGGCCACGCCCATAACGCTCGTTGAAACGTCAAGTCCTAAGATAGTGCTCATGATCGACTATAACACACCTGCACCCACAGGTGGTCACGAGAACGCACTACTTCAAGAGACCAAGAACCTTCAACTCGTTCTCAGTGATCACGACCAGGGCGGTTTGGTGGGCACTACACCACTCCCGTGCAGCGTTTAGCTTCTTTACCACGTTCGCCTGCGTGACACGCTTCGAAGGTTTGATTTCAACAATGGCATGCGTATCATCAACGTACGTTAGTAAAAAATCAGGATAATACTTCCGAATTTTCCCAGTTCTAACGTTGCTCACATATGGTATGATGACGCTCTCATATGACCATGTCAAAATCGATGGTTCGCCATCAAGATATTGCATATACGATAATTCCCAGCCACTCCTATACTTGCACGTCAATCCGGTTTTTAACGATGTGTAAATTCCTGTGTGATAGTGACCACGACGCTTCTTTCGTCTACGTTTCTTCATGTTAAAAATCAAACTTGCACTTGAACATAATTGCATCGCCTTGTCTCTTTGCAATTGGCTGCGCCAGTGATGTTTTTAAAACAACGTTTAGATCCTTATCGTGAAAATTAATGTTTGACACATATACAAACTTATTTTCAGGATCGTTCGGATAACCAGTCGGAGGCAACGGTAAATAACACGGATTGCTTGATGAATTCAATTGATTGCTTGGCGCAAGCGCATCAAGCTTCATGACGTGAACGTGTTGCTCACCACGCATGTACATTGACCACTGGTTCTGACCGAAAAAGTACAAGTGCGGGCTCTTAATGATCGCCAATCCCTCATCGTAGTACAAATTTCCGACGGAATTCCACGTTGCCTGTGTCGTCAAACAATCTGCGCGGTAAACGTTTCCTCGTCCATCGTCGGCAAGTTTGATGCGAATGGGCCCCGATTTAGGCGTCATATTCGATCCGAGAAGGCTTGACTGCAACAAGTCTTGATCGCTGACCGTAAACGTCGTCGGACTGATCCTGAATCCGTAGAACATGTTGCTAGCGTCGAACACAACGACCTCGTTCGATGATGGATCCTGCGTACGTTGATACACCGTGAGAGGTGCACCTGCCTCCACATCGCTTCCTGACTGTACAGTGTTGATGTAGTTCGACATCGCCGGACCTGTATTCGCGAACGGCGTTTCGGGTGTCGCACCTATCTGAATGTTAGCGAACTCGTTCACGTCTGCATCAGGTTGCGAACCATCATCAAACGTACCTGCACCAAACATCAACGTTGTCGGTGAAACCATGTTATCGAGACCAATGAAGCTCAGTTCGTCTATTCCAAGATCGTCGATGGCACGAACGAGGCTCTCTGATTGCAGGTATTGAAAGCTAGGAACGAAGTTACCATCATCACATGGTAGGATCGTTAGGTTACGCTTAGCAACGAACGGTTGCGAATACAGAAACTCATTGCACGTCTCTGCTTCCGGAGTCGATGACTGCAACGCAACGCCGGTGAGATGGTGAAGCATTGGAAATTGCTTTGCCGCAAAATCCTTGACAAAGTTCTCTAGGTTGATGTAGTGACCTGCAACGCCAAACGATAACGCAACGCTGAACGGAGTGTACGTCGTACCATCAACCTCCTCAAACGGTGTGACCAACAACCCGCCGTGATCATC